CGCATCGAGTCCGGCAGATGCCAGGAAGAAGAATGCGTCTGCCGCTTCGTTGGCGCTAAAGATCGTCGAGCGTTCTACGTCAATTGCTGCCGTCCGCATGTCGCCGCGAAGTTCTGGTTTCACGTCGCCCATGATAGCCAGCGAGCGGTTCATCGACTGGCTCAGCTTCTCGGTTCGCTGCATGGTCGCATTTAGAATCCCGAGAGCTTTAGTGGCGATCATATAGCCGCCAGCCATTGCACCTAGCGATCCGAGAAGTTTACCCGCACCCGTTGTCTGCGATTGCATTGACGTGACGGAACTGATGTACTGCTGTCGCAGTTGTGCCTGTGCGCGGGCCATCGTGTTCGCGTCGAGGGCCCCTCGCTTGTGCATAGCGTTGAGTTTGGCAACCTCAAACTTGTACCGCTCAAGCGGTGTGCGTGTCGCCTCAAATACTCCCTCGGCTTGCCGTGACCATTGCCGCATGTCATTGACACTAGAGCGAAGACCAGCCTTTAGAGTGGCTGTGCTTGCCTTCAGCTTAATGTTAACTATCCCGACGGCTTCGGCCATGTCATTTATTCCACCTCGCGGCCACGCCCCGGATGACCTTTTTCATGTCTTCCTCTTTCATCCGTTTCACGGCCGGTGCCTTGTCGTACACAAACCAGTGCCGCAACGCGGGCACCGTACCCTTGACTCGTTGGCTTGCGTCTACCGTCTGGCAGATTTTCGCAAGCTGCAAGTCTCTCCGGTCTTCGCCCCACGGTTCATGCAACCATGCGGCCAGCCAGGCCGAGAACTCCGCCGATGACATCCCCGCCAGCATCCCGTCAACGTCTACTGTTCCGGCAACGGTTCTGGCGAGGAAGTAGGCGAAGGCTCGGTCTGGCTGTCGGGCGAGTTTTTTCTTTCGTCCTCAACTTGGCTATTGGTCAGCCCGGCCAACTCCTGCAACCGCCGGGCGAGCCGATGGACAACCGCACCGCTCTTGTCTCGCAGCCAACCGGCGTCGCTGTCATCGAACACTTGCTCGCCGGCCTCGTCAACGGTTCCCTTGATAACCAGAAACGCTAACTCGTCGGCAATGTCGCGGGCGGCTTCGTCGTCTGGTATCCGGTTGGACACCGCGATCCGTTCCGCCGCGCTGATCGCCTTTAAATACAGCGAGCCGTCAACGTCCGGCCACTCCGGCGTTGCGGCCGGTTCCTGCGTCCGATCGTCGGCCGCCCTGATCGCTTCCCGTAGCGATGTCATTTATCCCGATCCTTTCGTTAGCTGTCCGCCTGCGATGGCGCGAACGTAAGTTGTGAAGTAAGCTCCCCATCGAGAGCACCGCCCCGGTTGTTCCCGAAGCACTCGCAATTCGTGATTGTGTCCGTCTGCCCGTCGAACCACGTAATCGTGATTGTGCCCGTGTCGCCGACGGCAACCGTTGAAACCCCGATAACGGTACACGTCATTTCCTCATCCGGCAGCCCGGCAATGTAAAGGTGCCGGCTATCGGCGCTGCCTGTGATCCGCACTTTCGCGGCAGACTCGTTCATCCTGCAATCCACGAGCGGTGTAAGGTTGCCACCGAACGAAAACGTGGTTCCATTAAATCCTTCGTTGGCCATCTGGTGGCTCCTTAGTCCCGATTAGTAGGCGGGCAACACGCTCGGGATTGCGTGCGTTCAGGGGCTACCCTAGCCCGCCTGATTGCTTATTATCCGTATGCTCTCTTTAGTTGTGCTTGGGCCTCTTTCACCGCACCAGCCGTGATTGCCAGAGATAGTGCCGTTGCGTTTTGCTGGCCCGTTCTGTCTGCTACGCTTCGCACCGCCCCGGTCCCTTGCACGAAACCAACTACGCGGCCCTTCCCGGTAGCGTGGTCGCCGATGTAACTACCCTGAGCTTTTTTGTTGTCGGTTCTTTCCGTCGTTCCGCCTACCACAATTCGGTGTCCGTATTCCAGCAGATAGTCGATGTTGCTCGGGTATCCCTTCGCTCTAATCTTCGTCAACGAATAACCAGCAATGCCAACTACAGTTTGCCCGTATGTTCGGGTTCTGCCGTGGGCAGTCTCATCAACGCCTGGATTGGGTGTTGACTGTCCAATATCGGCCGCAACTTGCTTTGTCGTCTTGCGGATCTCCCGGCGAACTACATTTTTGAATACTCGATCTGGCAGCGACTCCATCATGGCAATCACGGCCTTATCGCCGCTGATGTCTACCGTTATGGCTCCTGTCGCTGGCACTTATTCGCCCTCGTCTTCCGGTTCCTCTTCTTCCGGCGGTTTCTCTTCTTCCACCTCGGGCACCTCTTCCGGTTCCGGTTCGTCCTCGGCATGGACAACCCGCCACGCCTGGTACACCGCCGCACCAACCCGCCGCCCGGTGTCCACTTGCTCGCACCGCACAATCGCCGGTTCCGTCTCGGTTGTCGAGAATCCAGCCAGCACAGCCCCGCACAGCCCCGCTAGCTGCTTCGCTTCTCGCCCGTTGCTGCCGATAGCCTGCACGGCAACGGCCGTCGGCTGGCCTTCTGCGGACGCTGCCGCGACATACACGCCGGGCCGCTTCTCGCCGTCGCGGTACGTGCCCTGGCGAACTCGCCCGGCAAGCAACCCCGATAACCGCGGATCGGACAAGAGCCCTGTCTTGATCGCCTGAAATACGCTCTTGGGTTCGGTTGGCATTTGTCGTTTCTCCTATGCCGCCGGTTTGGCGTTGTACCACAGAACGAAGTCGATGCGTCGCCCTACGGCCATCGCCTTATCACGGCCCGGTATGTTGATCTCTGGCAAGTCGCCGCCGTTTTCTGTCAACACGCTGGAAACTTCCGGGTCGCCGCCCGCTCCGATCCAGGTGTTGTATTTGTCCTTGTCTGTCACGTATCCATAAAGCGTGTCGAGCGTGTCAACCTTCGCTGACCATAAATTGAGTTGCAGCCGAGCCCGTCGCGTCCGGTTGCCGCCCGTCGAGCCGTTCGTGGTCGTGTCGCTGATTAGTTGGTAGGTGATCCCGGCCAGCGTCGTATCGTCAGCGATGTCCGTCCAATCCGACTGCTTCAAAACCGACCGACGCACCCGCTGCCCGACGACAGCGAGTATTTCGGCATCGGCTCGCATCTTCGCTCGTAGGACGGTGTGAGGCATTACGCTGGCACTTGCACTCCACTGGCGTTGATGCCCAATTTAATGTCGGTTGCTGTCACGCCGACACCGATCACCGTAACCCAATCTGCCGTCGCAAGGTCGGCCGCGGGGGCAATGTTGCCGGTGACCGACAGTACATATACGGTTCCGACGACGGTTGTGCCGCCCATGTCGATTTGTCCGGTTTTCTGGACAACGCACCGTTGCGTATCTGCCGCAGTACAAACAACGACTCCGGCAGCGTTGGCGGTTGTCGATGATGTCTCCGTGTCGGCCACGAGATACTCATCGTTGGTTGCGTCGTAGTACACGACTTGCCCGGCAGTCAATGCCGCGCCGGCAACTCCAGTAACGTCCAGCCCGGCATCACTGCCAGGTGCAACATTTCCCGCTGTTACTGCTACGTCACCCACGGTCGATCTCCTTACATGGAATTTCTATGCGTCGTCTCTGGTTCAACTGGTCAACCGCCGGCCCGTTAATGTCGAGCCGTCGCGTTCCCCACTTGAACCACATTTTCGACGTTACATCGGTCCTGTATCTCACCTCGACAACGTGTGTCGATCCGGCCTCAACTGCGTGTGCGTGTCGTCGCTCGTCTGATGTGAACGTGCGAATGCTCGCGGGTATGTTACGAGCAACCGCCGTTTCGCTCTCGGCTAGTTCGCCGTGCTTGTCTTCGCTGCCAGCCGTCGCACCATCTTTGAATAGTGCTACCAACTGATCCAGACTGCCAGCACCTCGATAACGGGCCACGTCATTTCCTCCGACACATCCGGCCACTCACTCGAACAAATGAATCCCTCGACTCTCACACTGCCGCATAATGTTTCGTTCATCCGTACCACCCCCAGCACTCAGCATCCAACGCCCCTTTGAGCGTTTGCGGGATCTCGGCCGCCGTCATT